GACCTTAACTGATAAGGGTTCGTGGGGGTATTGACATTTATTCAATTTTAGGGTATAATATACTTACATTAACATGAAAGAGGATGATTTGAAATGAAACGAAATTTAATTATGTTGTCTGTGATAGCAATTTTTGCTACTGGTTGTTCTTCAACACCCAAACCGCCAATACCACTTGCTCAACTTAAAGCTGATGCGCCAGCACCAGTATCTCGGCTTGAGAAAAAAGAAGCAGAGTTTTTGAAGTCAAATGGTAGCGTGAAGATTGAGTTTGATGAATCAGGAAACTTCTTGGGGCTTGCCTCAACAGGAACTGCTTACATTGATACCAATCATAATTCGTCACGAGAGAATGCATTCAACATTGCGTTGATGCGTGCCAAACGTAACGTATCAGAATTTTTGAGCAACGATGTTGGCTCAAACAAATTCTCAAAAACAATCACCAAAACTCTTATGAAAAATGATGGAACAGACTCTATCAAATCTAATAGGAAAGAGGGTTCTGATGGTGCAGAGAATTTAGACCTTCTAGATGATGGTGGTGGTAATTCCGAAACGATGTCAGCTGAAGATCGCATCCGTGGTCAACGTGTTTCGACATATGTCAAAGAACAAATGACTGATAACTCTGCTGCGCTGTTGCGTGGTCTGGTGATTACTGGTCGTAGTATTGAGAAAGATAGTAACTTAGTTTCAGTTGAGGTTCGTGTAACCAGAAACACAGTTGCTGCTTCACACTCATTACGTCAAATGATTGAGGGACTAAAATGAAAAAGCTGACATTAGCAACCTTGCTGCTGTACACGCATGTTGCTTTTTCTGCCGTAACAATCAATTCGACTGGTAAAGGGTCAACTCAAGAAGAAGCGCATCGTCGTGCTAAGATTAATGCTGTTGAAGGCATAACAGGTTCATTTAATCTTGGTCATAGAAATGTTCAAGATAACAAATATCAAGAACAACTTGACGATTATGTATCTGGTATCATTATTGAGTCAGAGGTTATTGACTCTAACAAAATTGATGGTATGTGGGTTGTTAAGATTCGAGCAGTTGTTGATGAAACTAAACCCAGCACGTTCAAAGTTCAGCGTGATAAACCTTTGTTTGATGAGAGGGTAAGGTCTAAAGTATCTGAGATGAATAATCGTAAAGATATGGTACAGACACTTGACTCTCCTGGTAAACTAATGTTCTTCAATACAGATAATATTGTAGCAGAACCAAGGCATGATGTTACCAGAGTTGTTATTCAAGGCACAGTTCAGTGGCAACAGAAATGGGTTAATGACTTTGAGAACTTCGCAGCATACGCAAGTAACATGAATGTCGCTAAGAAAACTATCAACAGTAACCTATATTCTCCAGTCACATACACCCACCCTGTCTTTATGGTATTGAGTGGAATATATCATCCCCCAATGACAGAAGTCAATCCTGGACAAGCGTATTGTTTCACGGATGGGGGATCGCTTAATCAAGAACGATGTCATAACTTGGGGTACGAGTTACAACATTTCCCAAAGTTTAATATTGCCACAGCGCATATTTTACTTAAAGATTCTGATGGTAAGGTAATCGGTAAAGCAAAAAAGAATTTAAATGAGTTGAAGATGACTGAGTATTTTGGTGCTGGGTCAACAACTAAAGATAATTGGATTTTGTTTAATTCGAGTTACTACTTCAAAACAAACACATCAGTTATCAAAACAGACGCAGTAGTTCCCTTGACGATTGATTTGACTATGAGCAATGACATCGCATCACGAGTTGCGTCTTATAATATTGAAATCCACTAGGAGAAAAGCATGAAAGAAATATCAATCAAACAAGTAAGTAATGGCTTTGTTGTTCGTTTCGAACACGATGTCGATGGTGAGTTCACTGACGAAAGTTTTGTTTTTACAAAATATAGTCAGGTGGTCAAGTTCCTTCGAGAGAATTTGAATGGAAAGGTAATGTCAGAATGACATTAGAATATGCCATGAAGGAGTTCGCTGCTTATGTCAACGCAGCAGAACCAACAGCAACACTAACAGAAATTCATCAAACATTTGTAGTTGAGAAAATGAAGTTAGATAAATACTTTTCTATCTTTCTTGATGAGAACGAAGATGAAATGAACCAATCAGAAAACTTCGACAGTCCTGCTTGGAAAACCTATCGCCTAAAATTGAAAGAATATGATGCTATTGAAAGATTTGTTAGCCAGTCAAAATATTATCTTAACAAACATGTTTAGTAACCCAAGACAATTTTCCCTACATATTGAACAGATCGTCAAAGAGAAAAAGATTTCTCACATGGATGCTGTTCTTGAATATTGTAAGGATAATTTTTTAGAACCAGAAGATGTTAAGAAGCTGATTAACAAATCACTCAAGGATAAGATCAAAGTAAATGCTACAGAACTCAACTATTTCCCAAAGCCAGCAACCATCGAAATTGATGTCTAATGACAAAGCAATAAACGCATACAAGATGTATCTTGCAGCTAAGTTACATTTTATGTCTGACACATATGACGTTACTAAGTTTAATTCGAAAGTTCGTGTATCAAAAACTAAATTCGATGAGAGAAATCAAAACATTTTATATGAGAAGTTTGCCGATAAGTTCGAAACAAGACTAGAGATGGCTCAGTATTTAATTGCAAACTTTGCTTATGGCGCATGGGGTAAAACGGATATTGTTTATGGTACTGCTGAAGCGGATCAAAACTATAAAGAATGGAATCGTAGGAAACAATCTCTAACTCAGGTTCTCAAAAACGACCTAAGTAAAATTAAGTTAGAGTGGGAAGTTAATAATATGACTTCTTTCAAAGAGGATCTAGATTGTAAATTTCCATGTATCCCGCATTTGTTTCAAATGTTTATCGGTAATCGTATAACACTTGAGACATTAGTCATCCTTGACAAGTATCATCCATATCTAAGTAATTGGAAACAAAACATGGGACACTTGTTTCAGGATGAGATTCGTCGTCTGATTAAATCAAAACCTTTTATTCGATTTGATGAAGACAAACTTAAACCAATCTTTATGGATTTCTTCCAAGATATTTGATATGGGCAATACTTACAGAAAAGAAAAAGTTCTTGATGAACGAAACAGCAACAAACCAAGAAAGCGTTGGAGTGCTGATATAGATAGAAAACAAAACAAAAACCAAAGACTCATTGACGTAGTATATGAGGATGACGAATTTATTGACTTTGAGGATGAATATGAATCTGGACCAGTTCAACATAATAAAAAGAAGTAACCATTTCGATGCTATCGAAATTAACAAGAAACTTGAAGTAGAAACAGTATCTGACAAACAAACTGGATTAAGATATTTTGTAATCAGAAATGTCTTACAGAATCCAGATAAGTTTGTTGAGTTGTTATCGAAACATAATGCCTATGGTGGCGATGTAGAAGTATCAACTCCAGGATATCGTCAGTTGATTAGTTCGTTAGAGATTCCGACAATCTCCAAACTATATGCCCAACTGTTTAAAGAATTTACTGAAGTTGATACTAGACTATCTTCTTGGTATTACACTACAAATGTGTATCACAAAGACATGGTTATCAACAACAGAAACAATTATCCAAGATTCGAACCATACCCAATCTCAACACAAATCTGTTTGAGCAAAGAACCGAAATCTGGATTATGTTTCTATAAATTAAAACTTGACAATAATGAATACATCAGGTATAATGATGATATAAAGAATATGTCTGAGGAAGGTTTTAAAAGAACCTTCCCAGTATATGCAGGAAACTCAGGGGAAGATCCAACACCATGGAAAAACTTTGAGGGGAATGAGGAATGGCAGACTTATGCGTTTGAAAGATTCGAATATAACACAGCTGTGATTTACGATCCGTTGTATTTCCATCAGGTATTATTCGATGATGACAAACCAGAATCTGTTGAGTATTCGTTATTAGGATTCTTGGATTCGCCAATTGTTAAAGTTCCTTTCTGGGCATCGAAAGAAAATGAACTTGACAAAAAAGTAGAAACCAAGTATAATAGTGACTAAATAAAGGTATATCATGAGTAACGTGACATACGACAAAACTAATACACTTTAATACGACAAAGGAAAATATATGGATATCAATACACTACGCCAATCTCGCAACAAAGACTTTTCTAAAATTCTTGGTGAGTTTGACAAAATCGCAAAGCCATCAGAAGGTGGTACAAAGTCTTATGAAGACGATCGCTTCTGGAAGCTGACTGCTGATAAAGCAGGAAATGCTACCTCAACGATTCGCTTCCTCCCACGAGTTGAAGGTGACGAGTTCCCATGGGCACGTGTCTTCAATCACAGCTTCCAAGGTCCAACTGGTAAATGGTACATCGAGAATAGTTTAACTACTCTTGGTGAAAACGATCCTGTTGGTGAACTGAATTCACGTCTGTGGAATTCTGGTTCTGAAGCAAACAAAGAAATCGCTCGCAAACAAAAACGTAAGTTGTCATATATTGCCAACGTACTCATCATCAACGATCCTGCTAAACCAGAAAACAACGGACAAGTTAAATTGTTCAAGTTTGGTAAGAAGATCTTTGATAAGATTATGGACAAAGCCAACCCTACCTTTGAAGATGAGAAGCCAGTTCTCGTGTTTGATTTGTGGGAAGGTGCTGACTTCAAACTTCGTATGCGTAAAGTAGATGGTTACTCTAACTACGATCAATCTACATTCATGGAACAAACAGAAATTGCTCCAACTGATGAGGAAAAACTTGCTATTGTTTCTAAGCAATACAAGTTGTCAGAATTCCTCGATCGTAAGAACTTCAAGTCTTATGATGAGTTGAAGAAGAAACTAGAAATGGTTTTGAGTGGTGACTCTGCTCCATCTAAATCAGCTGCTCAGATGGCTGAAGAAGAAGATCGTCCAGTGTCAAGTACGCCAACTCTGGCTTCTAGACCAGCACCTACCCCAAAGGTAATGGCATCTACTGCTGATGACGAAGATGACTTGTCTTACTTTCAGAAACTTGCTAACGAGTAATTACTCTTAGCACTTGATGGGGGAACTTCGGTTCCCCCTTTTTTGGATTGAATATGCAATCAGAATTACATAAATTATTTTACACACCTGTTTGGAGATTTCATTACCCTGACTTCAATCAAGACCAAGAGTATCTTGTAAAGTATCTTGGTAAAGATGAGATGT